AGGATTGGAACGAGTTTGTGATTGAAGCTGCTCCAGTAGAGGTTAAAGCTTGGATATCAGAAACCGTAACAAAGATGGATTTTAACTACGAGCTTAGCGCACTACTAAATTAAACTTATCACTCATTATAACTTGGTCCAGTATTGTAGATTTTACCTGCACTTCATAAGTTCCTACACTCCTTGCGAAGGTATCCCAGGTATAAATAATAGTATCGTCTGAGTTTACTTTCACCCCTACAGAGGTCCAAGGTAATACCGCGTCATATGGGGAGCTATGTGAAGTATCATCTTTTAAGTGTATAATTCTAATTTCAGCGTTGTTAATGATTGTAGAATTAAATATATTTTTCACCTCGGGTGTAATATTAGTATTATTTACTGTATGGCTTGCAGTAATGTGGAGATCGGTCTTAGAGCCTTTGTTAATATACTTCTGTACAAGTCTCTGACTAGTAGTTAACATTAAAGGTTCTGTAAGAGATATAATAGAATCTTCGAACAGTTCGAACTGGTGGATATATGTTGTTAATGCTCCATCTAGTATATCTCTAACTGTCCATATGTCCCAGTACTTAGCAGCAGGAGCATCTGTAAATGTCCTGTCGGTAGATGAAGCATCTACCCAAAACATACCTTCCTCTAATACTACAGCATATTTACCCGTGGATCTGTTGTAAATGCCGTTCGCTCCCGGTATATACGTGGATTCAGCGCTAGATACTTCGAATTTGGCAAGTGCTGAAACCTGTAAAGAATCCGCAATCAAACCATAAGTAGCTGAGTTTGCTGAAAGATCCAACCAATTGGAAGAATCCCCCAAATTTGTATCTTGGAAGACGTGAACACTTACTATCTCGTAAGGGTCTGTGTACACGCCACCTTTAAGGTATTGAAACTCAAGTAAGGTTTTACCTGTAGGGCTAGGTCTGTTAAATCTAAGGGTTACTGGGATGTCGTTGAAAGTTGCCATATGTCTATATTATTTAGACTGCGCGTTTTCCATTTCTGCACTTTCTCTCTCAGATTCCTCCACTCTTAGTTTAATGAAGGAACTTCGTTCAATATATGTCATATCTTTTACGTCGTTATAGGTAAATCCACACTGGTGCACTAGAATGTAAGCCTCTTCCATATAGTAAGAGCTGCCTAATACCTCATCTAGCTCGCGTCGAAAAAAGTTTCGTTAATAGGTAGGTCTAAGGCTGAATGATTCCCACACTCCTTACACACGAAATTAACTAAAGTTTGGATGCCTATATTATCATTAAATATGGAATTCCTAATAACGGAAATATCCCTAGCAGTAGTGCCAGCGACAAATCCTTGAGTAATGGATCTTCCTGAGTGTCCGTTTATAGTCTTGATAAATCTCCAGAGATTGTCTATAATATCGCTAGTCTTATCCATAATACCTTCTTCCCGTGTAGTTAAAGTTTGAAGTTCTACTTCAACCCCTGAATCAGGAAGTGTGAACTTTCCTTGTAAGTCCTCCAATTTCTCTGCGTAGTTAACAGGCAGATCGTTTAAACCTACAGTCAGGTGACTCTCGTATGAGCACTCGTCACATGTAGCTTGGATATTGTAATCCTCACCATAAGATAAAGCTCTAAGCTTGTATAGGATATAATTTTTATCTACGATAAGTAGATCTGAATATTCAACGCCTCTCATACATCTAGCTATTAACTTTGAGATAACAGAGGTTCCATCACCAGCTTTCTGAATACTTCTTAGAATTTTCTCGTCGTCAAATGTAAAGGCTCTTATCTCTACAGTACTAATACCTCCATTTGCAAAACCTTTTGAAGGGAGATCTACCTCCACCCATGCTATCTTTTCTTGAACACCTTTCAAAAGATCAGCTAATATATTCTTAGGATCACCTTCATCAGTAGATGCTTCACCTTTATGTTGCGAAGGTTTAAAGTTTGGGGGTATTTGCCCTTGAGGGTTAGGCATAGAAGACTGGTTAGCTCCACCTGTAGCGGCGGTAGCAAGATCAATAATAGATTTGTTTTCGGACATAATTTTAAAAAAGTAGTACTTTTGTTCTATAATAGATAAAATAATAAAATATGGAAATATTTATTTCGAATACTTATTCTATCTTAAAAACCTCTAACGTTAAGCTGTTAAAGGCTTTAGGTAAAAAATACCGATGCAAAGCTCCTGGAGCTGAGTATGCCTCCTCCTATAAACGTGGTCATTGGGATGGTTATACTTATTATTTTAATCCTAAGACTGGTAAATTCGGAACCGGCTTGTTATATAGCATTATAGAAGATCTAGACTATTTGGAGTATGATTACAAGCTTACTGACAGCCGACCTAATGTTAAACTAGGGGATACTAAGCTAGAAGGATATACTCCTAGAGATTATCAAGAAAATCTGATACAGGAGGCTTTAAAGCTAAGGTCATGTATTATTAAGGCTCCTACTGGATCAGGTAAGACTATTGTTATCGCTGCTATTTTAAAAGCTCTTGAAGGTAAAACTGGTCTGTTATTCTTTAACAAGAAACAACTTCTAAAACAGACTTCGGACTTCCTTACTAAATGTGGGATTGAACATGGGGTAGCTTTTGGAGATGGGGTTGATATTAAACCGCTAACCTTAGTTACAATTCAGTCTATTGATAAGGTTATTGATACCCATCTTAAGACTTCTGAGTTTATCATGTTTGATGAAATTCACGAGTTCGCTAAAGGTAAAGTAGCCAAGAAGGTTTTAAGTTCATTCCCCAACGCCACTTACAGAATTGGCTTATCTGCTACGCCTCCTAAAGATAGACATTCACAACTTACTTTAACTTCCTTTCTAGGAAAACAGATTGAATATGTAACTGCTAAGGATTTAGTTGAGGATGGGTTCTTAACCATCCCCTCTATTCAGTTAATTGAGTTACCTGACATTGAGGATACTGAAACTAAAGGGAAAACGTACCAAGAGATATACGAAGAATTTATCGTAGGTTACGATTACAGGAATGAGCTTATAGTAAATCTAGTTAATAAGGTTACAGACTCTAATGCTAGGGTATTAATCCTTACTAAAAACCTTTCCCACGCAAAATACTTTAAAGATAATATCCCAGGGTCCTATCAGCTAGAAGGTAAGAATAGTTTAGATGATCGAGATAAGACTTTACAAAAGTTCTTAAATAAAGATGGTCCTTCTATTATAATTGGAACTATAATATTTCAGACAGGTATTGATATTCCGGAGTTAACCCATCTTATAAACGCAAGAGGGTTAAAATCAGAAATAGCAACTGTTCAAGCTTTAGGTAGAACTTTACGTAAGCATGAGAATAAAACTCAAGTTTATATTTACGATTTTATAGATAAGGCTCCTTACTTAGGAAAACATTCAAAGCTAAGAGTAGATGCTTATAAATCTCTCGAATTTAATATAGAATTTCATGGAATCAAGAAAAAATAAAGAAACAAAAGTAAACAGTTTACCTGACACTGACAAAGAGTCACTTCATATTATAATTGAAAGGCTTAAGGATTTAAAAGATAAAAAGTCTTCCGAAATTTCAGAAGACTCTTTAGAGTTGCTTGAATCTATGATTTTGGATTTACTTAATATGCAAAATCGACATCAAAGACTTTTTAGACGTTGGCTACGCCAAGGATACATTGCGGATTAAGCGCCATACTGATCATCAGGTATAACCTCTTCTTCCTCTTCTTCCAAACCGCCTCCTCCTAGAGATGCTAATATAGCTTCTAAGTCTGCCATTATAGATCCGACGTCTCCGGAGCCCTTATCATTAGCTAAGCCTACCGATGAATCGGTATCGTCGCCTACAACCTCACCTTCCATTTCAGGATCAGCCATGGCTTCCTCTCCCTCTTCACCTGGCATAGGATCACCTTCCAGCTCCTCCTCACCAGGCTCCAGCTCTTCCTCACCAGGAGGCATTTCCTCACCAGGAGGCATTTCCTCTCCAGGAACCTCCTCCTCTTCACCCGGCACTAGTTCCTCTTCACCAGGCTCTAGCTCTTCATCAGGGATCATTTCGTCTTCAAGACCCTCTTCACCCGCCATTTCAGAACCGGCTTCTACGCCGCCTGTGAGAGCTCCTAGGACATCAATAACCTGAGATAAATCTTGAGTAAGACGTGGAACATCAATGTAATTAACTAAGATAGCGTTCTCATTTAGGTTAGAATCATCAACGTCTAAACACTCTCTAATCATATCATTAACATCTAGAACTTCGACTCCACCTTTATTACTTACAAATTTAGAGAAGTCCTTAGTAACATCTTGAAGTATACCCTCTTCCATACAC